TCTAACAACATGGAGCAAAATGTCGGCATCTAAACACTCTTCCTTTGGCATTACAACCAGCAATACTTTGTTTGTTTGGGGGTATAACGCAGGGGGACAGCTAGGTCTAGGAAACACCACTAACTATTCTTCACCTGTTCAGCTAGGTGCGCTTGCTACGTGGAAGGTGCTAATGGGAGATGCGTCCCAAGCACAGGCTATCGCAGGATTGAAATAGCAATATGAAAAAACACCTTAATTAATTAACAGGAGACTACTATGTCTTTATTTGTAAAAGTTGAAAACGACGAAGTAACACAGGTTTGGGACACACAGCCTCCCTTGGATGAAGCTGGCTGGAAGTCAGCCATCGAAGTGCGTCCTGACATTACCGATGGCAAGCAAATCTATACTGCACATACGTTTGATCTTACTGCTGATCCGGTACAGATTGTTTACGGAGTGGAGGATTTGACTGTAGCCCAGCGTAAAGAGGGGTTGATTGGTCAGGCTAACTCTGAGTATCAGCAAGTAGCCAATGAGCAAACCCAGCTTGAAGTGACGGATGCCTCTGGTGATGCCGCCGTAGTCAGCACAGCTAAGGATGCTAAGGATGCAAGTATCGCCGCTATTAACGGCTGTACAACCCATGCACATTTAGACGCTCTGTAAGCAGTACCGTGAAACTGGACATAGGCGGTGGCTATAATAGTACAGAGGGATTCATCAGCCTCGACATAGACCCGCACACAAAGCCGGATTATGTGGTCGATCTTGAGAAGGATGTTTTTCCGTTTGCTGATAACTCTGTTACCGAGGTTAAGGCGTATCACATTCTTGAGCATCTTGGGGCTGGGTTCTTTCACTGCTTACAAGAGGTTTACAGAGTGTGTGAGAATGGGGCTGCTATAGATATTGTTGTACCGAACCATTGGCATGAGTATTACATGAACGACCCTACGCACCAGAGGCCCATTACGCCCGAAGGTATGAAGATGTTCGGGAAAGAGTACAACGAGGCTTGTATAGCGCAGGGAAGTTCTATATCAGCACTTGCTATACGCTTTGATGTGGACTTCAAGATGGAAGGGTTTGGCTATACCATTGACCCGTTTTATAAAGACATTATGGCAAGTAATACTGAAGCCCAGAACCAGCGACTACTACGCGAGTGCGTGAACGTAGCAACTGAAACGCATATAAAGATGTCGGTGGTGAAATGAGTGCAGTACCGTGACTGAAGCAGAGATAGAAGCAATGATCGAACGCGCTGCGGAAGCGGGGGCTAGGAAAGCTCTCCGTGAAGTAGGGCTGTCTGACGACGATGCTAATTCTGATGTGAAAGAGCTTAGAAACTTGCTCGATTCCTTCCGCTCTGCAAAACGTACCGTTGGCAAAACCATTGTCCAAGCGTTCACTACGCTGTTTTTAGCCGCACTGATGGCTGGCGCGTATTTTAATTTTTGGGATAGGCAATGAGGTGAGCGATGTCCGAGCCATTGGAGGTGCAGCAGAATACTCAGTTTCAACTGGATTTAAAGACTCTAATTGGGTTGCTTGCTGGATTCCTTTCTATTGCGGGAGTGTATTTCACGCTGACATCGGAGATAGCGCAGCTTCAAATTGATAACATTCGAGTCCAAGCCTCTGTCCTTCTGAACGAAGAATTTCGCATCAAATGGCCGAGGGGCGAATTGGGTGCGCTTCCTGACGATGCCAGACAAGACTTACGGATCGAGTATTTGCAGCGAGATTTAGAAGCTGTTGAGGCGCTAATCCAGAAACATTTTAACGAGCATGATGCGGAATAAAGGCGGGCGAGATGATTAAAAACTTTCTTTCTAAGATAGGTGTTGCGGTAGCAGCAACGGCAGGCAAGTTAAAGCCTGAGATTCTAGGAGCAATTACTGGAATTTTAATAGTTGCGATTATTGTTTGGGTCATCTTGTAGATGCTGACAACAATTAGTGCATTGATAGGCCCAATTTCCTCGTTGCTGGATAAAATAATTCCAGACAAAGACTTGCGTGAAAAGCTGTCGCATCAGATTGCGACAATGGCTGAGAGGCATACGCAAGAACAGGTTATGGCCCAGATTGAGGTCAATAAGGTTGAGGCCGCTCATCGCAATATGTTTGTGGCTGGGTGGCGACCAGCAATTGGCTGGATATGTGCGCTGGGCATGGCGGGAAATTTCCTTATTATACCTTTTGTAAACATGGGCTTGGAGCTGACAGGAACGGATGTGCTGATTCCAATGATCCAACTTGCGGAGATGATGCCCGTATTAATGGGCATGTTAGGTTTGGGAGCGATGCGCTCCTTCGAGAAAGCAAAAGGCGTGAGCCGAGAAAGATGAGTCAGTTCTTAGGGGTTTTTTGGGCTTTGTTGGCGGTGTTGCCAGCAGTGAGTCCAGAAGCAGTTGCCACGGAAGTTACTATGGACAAGTTAATAGCACAGTTAAAGCGGCATGAAGGCGTAAAGCATCACGTTTATAAAGATAGTCTTGGAATCGAAACTATAGGTTGCGGAAGAAATATTTCTGGCAGCAGAAGGCATACAGGGCTAGGGCTTAGCGATGACGAAATCGACTATATGCTGCAAAACGATATTGAGCGAACCATCAAAGAATTGAGTCAAGAGTACCCGTGGTTCAATGATATGGAGGAAGGCGCTCGCAAAGATGCAATTATTAACATGCACTTTAATTTGGGAAGGGTTAGATTTGCTACTTTCAAGAACGCTCTGCTCCACATGGAGAAAGGAAATCACGCAGAAGCGGCTACTCATTTTTTAAACTCAAAATGGGCAAGACAGGTAAAGGGGAGAGCCTTAGAAATTACAGACCAAATCAGCGCAAATACTTACGTTTAAACATTCCTTAACCGGATAAGGGTAATAATAGAAGATGCTTGTTAAATATGACTTTAAGCCGGGTATTAATCGAGAAGGCACAGAGCTGACCGCAGGAAGCGGTTGGTATGATGCTGATAAGATTCGTTTTCGGAAAGGCAGGCCAGAACAAATAGGAGGATGGCAGAAGTATTCAATTAATTATTTTTTGGGAATATGCCGCTCTTTATTAGACTGGGTAGCATCAGCCTCTATTGAGTATCTTGGCGTTGGAACCAATTTAAAGTTTTATGTTAATGAAGGCGCTAATTACAACGATATTACCCCGATAAGAGAAACGACTCTCGCAGGAGCGGTTACTTTTGCTGCTGTTAATGGCTCTTCTACTTTAACCATTACCGATGTTAATCACGGCGCAGTTACTAATGATTTTGTTACTTTTTCAGGAGCAGTCTCGCTAGGCGGCAACGTCACTGCGGCTGTCCTGAATCAGGAATACCAAATTGACAATGTTAGCGATGCCAACACCTACACAATTACAGCTAAAACTACGGCTGGGGTTACGGTAACGGCATCTGCTGGCGATGTCGGAAATGGTGGAGCTGCTGTCATTGGGGCTTACCAAATCAATACAGGACTTAACACTTACGTTTCTTCTTCAGGATATGGAGCAGGCACTTGGGGTTCGGCTGCTTGGGGCGGCTCAACGGTTATTACTTCTGGCAACCAGCTTAGGCTTTGGAGCCAAGACACATTTGGTAATGACCTAATTTTTTGTGTGCGTGGTGGTGGGATTTATTACTGGGATGAAAGCGCAGGGACTGGAACTCGCGCAGTGGCTCTTACTGACAAGTTAGGAGCAGTAAGCCCTCCTGTTGTAGCCTTACAAGTCATGGTGTCAGAAACAGATCGTCATACTATTTGTTTTGGGTGCAATGGCATTGGCGCAGCGACTATTGATCCTCTGTTAGTCAGATGGTCTGACCAAGAAAGCCCTTTTGATTGGACTCCTACCTCTACAAACACTTCTGGTGGCGTAACCCTTACGGCGGGATCGTATATTGTATCGGCTATCAAGACTCGGCAAGAGATACTAATCTTTACCAATAACAGCATTCACTCTATGCGCTTCTCTGGCTCTCCGTTTACTTATCAATTTGAGGTTGTAAACGAAGGGCTGTCAATGATATCTCCTAACGCCGCTACCAATGCAGGCGATATGGTTTTCTTCATGGATCGGGGTGGTTTTTACTTTTATAACGGTTCAATCCAGCGTTTGACCTGTACTGTTCTTGACTACGTTTTTAGCAATATAAATACATCAGAAGAGTACAAGGTATTTGCCACTACAAGCGTAGATTTTTCAGAAGTCTATTGGTTTTATCCTGTAGGTACGGGCAACACAGAATGCACTAATTACGTTTCTTACAATTACATGGAAGACTCTTGGGCTATAGGGACTTTAACCAGAGGCGCATGGATACCAGCGAACACTAGGACTTATCCTATTGCTGCCTCAGCCATTACCTCCTCACAAGAAAACTATTTATACAATCATGAGTTTGGTCATGACGCTGACGGTATTGCTATGAATGGCTACATAGAGTCTGGTGGTGTGGAAATGGGAGAAGGCGAACAGTTCATGTTTGTTAATAGGATGATTCCTGATTTTGAGTTCAGAGGAACGACTGCGAGTGCCGCAATGGATATCACTCTAAAAGGAAAAGACTTTCCTTTAAACACGGCAACAACATTGGCTACTGCTAGGGTAACGCCTTCCACTAGTCAGTCTTATGTAAGAGCAAGAACTAGAGAGTCAATAATAAGAGTGGAGAGTACAGGTACTGGCTATGGGTGGACTTTAGGCCAGCTTAGATTTGATATAAGACCTGACGGAAGGCGCTAATGGCTCAGAAAGTAAATTTAGTTGTATTGCCTACTGCGAATCCTAATTATGATTTTCAGAATGAGCTTACGCTCAGGCGATCTATAGAGCGTTCCTTTTCTGCTGTCGGTGATGATGTTAGAGAGATATCCACGAAGGTAGGCAAAGAAGAATCTTTAGCCTTAAAGCGATACCAGTTTTTATTAATGGGGGCAGGCAATGGCTGATGTAATAAAAGTCTTAGGTCAGATCGCTCCAGTAGCAACCACCGTAACACCTCTTTATACGGTTCCTGATCTCGCGCAAACAACTATAAGTTCTTTTGTGGCGTGTAATCGTAATGCAGGCGCTCAAACTTTTCGGCTAAGCGCTCATGTTGAGGGGGCGGTAGCAAGCGACAAGCAATATCTTTTCTATGACAAGTCAGTGGCAGCAAATGATACACTGACCGTAGTCATTGGGATGACCCTTAATCAGGCCGATGTGCTTAAAATTTATGCCTCCTCTGGAGATATGAGTTTTAATTTATTCGGCGTAGAAACCAGCTAGGTATAAGCATGAACAACATAGCACCCAAAGCACCTCTAGCCAGACAAGCCAGTCAAATGGCTGGTCATGGACGTTACGGAGATTCTCAGCTTGTTCACATGAACCCCTACGAGGTTCAGGGGCTTGCTTCTATGTCTCCTACTGGGCAGTTAACAATTAATCCTGTAACTGGGCAGCCTGAAGCATTCCTGCCTTTCCTAGCGCCTCTGATTGGAAGCGCTCTGGGAACATCATTGTTGGGTGGTACAGCTCTTGGGATGGCTGGAGCTGGTGCATTAGGTGCTGGTCTTGCTACATGGGCAGAAAGCGGCTCTTTAGAGAAGGGCATAATTAGCGGCGTAACAGGCTTTGGCTTAGGGCAAATCCTTGG